CCTATGTTTAAAGCCCCTCTTAAGTTCACCGTGACCTATTACATGCCCATTGCTGAATCCTGGTCTAAAAAGAAGACTCTATTCTATGACGGTAAACCACACCATATACGATGTGATCTTGATAACCTAATCAAGATGAGCCTAGACTCAGCCAATAAAGTCCTTTACGAAGACGATGCTATAATCGCTATCATAGACGCTAAAAAAGTATTCTGTACTTCAAACCCACGCACTGAATTCACTCTTGAGGAGATAGTCGAATGAAAACCTCTAATCCTAACATAGAGAGTGAAAAGAAAGTTAAAGTAGATAAAGTAAAGAAAAGACAGTATCGCTATTTAGATACGTATAAAGACCTACTAACAATGCAGGACATTCCCGTTTCCGAACTCTTCTTAGATAGACTCGGCGAAGATCTTCTTCTATGGGCAAAACAAGAGACTTCTCTCAATCTTGGTGACTTCTTTAATGCTAAGCATATTTATCCAACTACCTATGCTCGCTGGCGTAAAGTACACCCATTTTTTGATGAACGAGTACATCTAGCTAAATTTATGCTTGGTGTTCGTCGTGAACGTGGCGCTATACTCAAGAAATATGATTCCGGTATTATCAGAGAATCAATGCCCATGTACGACCCTGAATGGAAAGAACTCAAAGAGTGGGCTACTAAGTTAGCTAAACTAGAACAACAACAAGAAGATATACTCCTCAAGCTTGAAAGCTATAAAGTAGATGACAAAGGAATTGAAACTCCCCTTTGAAGCCTGGGTTCATCAACGCCCATTGCTCACCGCATTCCTAGAAAAGGGTTATAAACGCGGCATCTTGATCTGGCACAGAAGGGCCGGAAAAGATGTTGCTGCGTTCAATTTAACACTACGCCTGGCATTAAAGAACCCCGGCACCACTCACATTTATATGCTCCCAACTATATCTCAATCTCGTGCTGTCATCTGGTCAGCAACCCTAGGAACAACTGGTAAGCGCTTCTTAGACTTTATACCACCTGAGATACTGGCAAAGAAGTCGGAACAGAACATGGAGCTTACATTAATTAATGGCTCAGTTATTAAAATATGCGGTAGCGATAACTATAATCGTCTTGTCGGTTCTGAGGCATATTCTTTAATATTCAGCGAGGCGTCGTTGATGGACCCCCAGGCTTGGGATTATCTGCAACCGATCATTCGTATGAACCAGGGAGTCGCTCTCTTCATCGGTACGCCACGTGGCTGCAACTTCTTCAAGGATTGGTGGGATAATGCGCTAAAGCACCCAGATATCTGGTTTACTCAGATGCTTACCGTGGATGATACCAAACTACTATCCCGTGAAGAAATTAATGGCGCTATCGAACGCGGTGAGATCTCTAAGGAGAAGTCAGCTCAAGAATACGATTGTTCTTTCCTCTCACTTAATGAGCAAACCTACTATGGTTCTTATATGGACGATGCCAGACTTTATGGTCGCATTGGTGATTACCCTTACAATCCTAATCTACCAGTCCATACTTTCTGGGACTTTGGCCACCGCGACCAGACGATATGCCTATTCGCGCAGTTAGAGCAGGGTAAGATAATTATCATCGATTCTTATGGTAATACTGGACAGGGATTTGAACATTATGCTCAGATGTTACAATCAAAGAAATATGTTTATGGTACGCATATTGGTCCCCATGATTTAAGGCAGCATGAGCAAAGTTCAGGTAATACTCGTTGGTCAAAGATGCATAGTCTTGGTTATACCTTTAAGATCTGTATTCAGACGAGTGTGGAGAATGGTATAGAATCCGTGCGTTCTATGCTTGGTAGGACTTACTTTAATGAGTCTACAACGAGAGAACTTATTAAAGCCTTAGATAACTATAGATCTGAACGTGTATCAATAGAAGGTGCAACGTTATCGAAGCCAAAACATGACGCATATTCTGATTGGGCAGACGCCTTACGTTATTGTGCATTAATGGTTCCTACGATTAAACAAGACGGAATAACGGCTGAGCAACTCCACAAGCTAAGACAATCAGCGCTGTATGGTAATAGTAATAACCCATTCTTTACGTAATACTTCATGTTGACAAATGTAAACAGATAATCTATACTATCTCTATAACTCATAGGGGGATGTATGGATAGTGTTAAGAGATCAGGGGAGTGGTCTTTGATAGCAGCGCAATTGAGCGAGATAAAGAAGAAGTTAGATTCACTAGAAGAGATTGAGAAAGATCTTACCAATAAGCTGATTGAATTATCTGATGGAGTATCATCTTTTGATGACTCTGGAACTCATTTTGTTACGTATGAGAAAAAGGGTTCTATTCAATACAACAAGATACCAGTCTTGCAAGGTCTTTCCCTTGAAGAGTTTCGTAAGCATAGTTCATTGTGTTGGCGACTTGAGACAAAAGAGTTTAGAGAATTAAGAAAAGAGAGAGGTTTGTCGCTTTCTTCTAAATGGAAAAAAGTTTATGGAAAAGGAGATTAATAATGATAATTTCATACATTAATTTAACCATTTCTTTTTTTATAGTCTTTGGTCTTGCTGCACTCTATTCAAAGATTAAAGAAATACATAACGAGATCTTGAATATTCGTAATAGATTGCATTATCTAGAGCATACTCATGAAAATCATTTTGAAGATCTTAAGTCGTACTATTCAAAAAGGAATATAGATTGAAAGATTACACACCAGAGGGCTATATTCGCACCACTTTCTATCTAAAGAAAGAACTTAAGGAGCGTATTCAACAAGAAGCTTTGTTGCAACGTCGTACGATTACTGAGGTGTTTAACAAAGTTATTGAACAGCGCTTTGATTTGTGGGATGAGCATGAGCCAATGGGAACAATTGGAAAAGATAATGTTTCTTACTCAGTTCAAGACATTGTAGATAGAATCATACAATTAGAAAGAGATAGATGACGCTCTTGTATCATATCGCCTCCTTTATAGTTATCACTGTAGCGCTTCTTCTTAATTGGGCAGCTTCGGATGAGAATCTGGGAACTTTTTTGTTTTCTACTGTTCTCTTTGCATCCATTCTTTATGTTATTTTTGGAAGATGAAAAAATGAACTGGATAAAGACGAGTGAGCGATTGCCTGAAGAAACAAAAGAGGTTTTAGTTTATCTAGATTCTGAATGCGAAATATATAAAGCATTCTTTGAAGATAAACGCTGGCATTTGCCTGTTCAAGGATTAGTTTGCAAAAAAGATTATTTTGATTTCTGGTATCCATTTCCGGAATTTCCAAAGGAACAAAAATGAAGTGGATAAAGACGAGCGAAAGATTGCCTGAAATAGATAAGCCAATACTTATTTTTTATGGTACCAGTAATATCTTTCCTTGTTATGTACGTTTAGGTGCATTTATAAATCCTACAAAAGTGCCTAAATTCGATCTTGAAGATTATCCATTCCTGAAAAAAGGTGATAAGTATCAGTGGGTTGTATTTGATACTAATGGAAATTTTCTTTATCCGAACGAACACTCATTCCCTAATTATGAAGAAACATTTTATCTATTTAATGAATTTACTTATTGGATGCCCCTACCCGAACCACCAGAGAATTTATAAGGAATAAAATGAAAATGGAAATTGTACGCGATATAAAAGACGGTCTTCCATTAGAGTATGAGACTGTTGGCATTAGATTTAAAAATGATAAAGTGACCCGCAAGGCTTTCTTAAAGCATGGCAACGATGGTGTTGACTATTGGGTGCTGCCTGATGCTTCATACATTCCTGTAAAAGAACTGCCTTTGTATGAACCTCTTCCTTTTCTTAAAGAGAAAGAGATCAACAAGATGATCTTAACTAAAGAAGCAGGAAGAGTATTAAAAGAAGCTCTATCAAAGGCAATAAATAAGCCAAAGGAATAACATGAAACGATTACTTATATTTCTAATGTTACCTCTTTGTGGAATGTCTCCAAAAGGAACGCCACGGCATAAGAACTTTGATCGTCATGTATCTTTTGATAAAGACATGAATTCTATTCCGCTTCCTGGACAGGTAGAACTACGAGATGATGTTGAATATCTTCATATTGCGTATGATAAAACTCGAGATGTAATTCATCGACAAGAAGGTTCATTACAATTTATTGGACAATCTCTGCATGTTTATATGGATCGAACTGATTCTCTTTTGAAACGAATAGAATCGTTAGAAAGAAAAATCAATAAAAGACCTTGGTATAAGAGAATGAACTGCTTTAGGAGAAGATAATGCCGTTTAAAGGATTAGAAGGTCTTTACGAGTTACCTAATAGATTTAATGATAAAGGTGACAATTCTTTTAGCCACTTTATTGCCTATGGTGAAGCAGTTCGTGCCGTTAAAGCATATGAACATGCTCTAACTATACTTAAAGAACGGATAGAAAGATTTGAAGAACAAAACTACAAAGAAGAAAAGAAAGATTAAAACTTCACGTTAGGGAACCTCCTACAAGAAGGATAGAGATGATCGAAATTAATAAACTTAAAAAGAACATTTTTAGAGAATTAGAAGAAGAAATTGAAAATATTCCCTTTAAGAAGGATGATGATAAAGCAAACGCTATGCTTCGTGTTTTATTCACTTTAAATACACATTCATTAGTAAGTTTTAATAGCATCGAATTGCTTTTGATTGATTTAAAAGAAAAAGTAGGCAAAGAAGACGTACATTATCTAGTTACTAATACAGAATTTATAGATAAATATTTAGATGTTGCTGAAAAAGCTACTTTTGATTCAATATCTAGAATACGCGGCGAAATTTTTCTTGCAAAACAAAAGATTGAAGAATTAAACTCTACCATTTCTTAATAAAACTTCACTTTAGGGAACCTCCTAGTAAAACGATACTTTTATCGATAAACTTAGTTACGATATATTTAGACTTACTCCCGCAGATGCTTCAACGTCTCGGGAGTTTTTTATTTTCTAAGCATTCTTTGTAATGGCGTACTCTTAATATGATTTTCGAAGATCAATATTAAGGAGTGAAGTTATGCCATACATAGATGGTGATATTGGACCAATTCATTTAGATGACACTAATTGTGATGTCACTAAGCGTATGGAGTATTTCTATCAGAACTCGATAACTCAGGCACAAAGTTGGTGGGCTGAGGGTGATATAGATACACGATTTTATGCTGGTTCAGACAGTAATCTCTACAATGAGATCTATGGGTCTCAGCCTATTAATCGTCGTACTACGTTCAATTTTAATCGTATACGACGCGTTGTTTCTCTTATTGAAGGCTATCAGCGTAGAAATCGTAAACAGACTGTCTGTACGCCTATAGAATCTTCTGATGAAGAGACGGCGAATCAATTCTCAAAACTTCTTATCTATCTTAATACAAGTAACGGGCAACTTGAGACGCTCTCAACTGCATTCCATGGTGCGCTTATAACGGGAATGAACTTGCTTCAAGTGCATATGGATTATACGCAAGATCCTATCAATGGTGATATTAGGCTCTCAAACTCAAACTTTAACGAGTTTATTATTGATCCTTTCTTTAAGAAGCAAGACTTATCTGACTGTAATGGTATCTGGAAGCGTAACTATTTAACCAAGCGCGCACTTCAAGCACTGCTTCCTGATCGTAAAGAAGAATTAGACTCACTTACCTTTAATACCTTTCATGGTAAAGACGGTAAGTTTATCTTTATGCCTGAGAACTTAAGCTATCAAAACAATCTCTACGTCTATGACGAGTTCTACTACAAAGATTTTCGTAAGCAAAAGCTCCTGGTTGATACACAGACCGGCGAGGCAATGGAATGGCGCTCAAAGAATAACGAGGGCTTAAATGATTTTCTTCAAATGTTCCCTTCAACCACGGTCATTGACCAAGAAGTTCCAACAGTGCGCATGGCTATTACTGTTAATGGTCGCCTCTTTTATGATGGACCTAATGGTATTAGTGATGCTTATCCTTTTGTTCCTGTATTAGGTTACTTTACCCCAGAACTTCCTTATTACTCACTCAGGGTGCAAGGTGTCGTTCGTGGCATTCGTGATGCTCAGTATCTCTACTCTCGTCGTCGTACGATTGAATTAGGCATACTTGAATCCCAACTCACCTCTGGTTATAAGTTCAAAGAGAATGCTCTTGTAGATCCTAAGGATATATTCCAAGCAGGACAAGGCGGCGGTATCGCTCTTAAAGAATCTGCTCAGATGACTGATGTAGAACAGATCATACCTCCTCAAATACCACCTTCTATGTTCCAGCTATCGGAAGCCATGGCAGATGAAATTAACCAAATTTCTGGTATAAATGAAGAATTACTCGGCTCTGCCACTGATGACAAAGCTGGAATACTCGCCCAGCTGCGTCAAGGCGCAGGTCTTACGGGCTTGCAGGGTCTCTTTGATCAACTCGACTTTGCACAAAAGCTTGTTGGTAAGCTCAATATAGAAGCGATACAGAACAACTGGACACCCGGCAAGGTGAAGCGCATTCTCAACGAAGAGCCAACTCCAGCCTTTAAGAATAAGAACTTCCCAAAATATGATTGTTGTGTCGAAGAAAGTATTTTAACTTCGACTCAGCGTCAGATGGCCTTTACTCAGATGTTAGCACTTCGTGAAGCTGGTGTAGCAATTCCTGATTCTGTTCTTATAGAGAACTTAAACATACAAAACAAAAAACAACTTAGAGATTCTTTAGATCAAATGAATCAACAGCAACAGCAACAACAGCAGATGCAGGCTCAATCTGACTTACAATTACAACAAACTCAATCAATGTTGGCTCAGGCACGTGTGGATGAACAAGAAGCGCTCGCCCGAGAACGGTCGACCCGCAGCATGCTAAACTTGGCAAGTATCGATGAACGTCAACAAGAAGCTGCTAAGGATTATGAGCAAGCTCAATTGAACAAAATAAAACAATTGTCTGAGTTGGAATCAATGGATTTGGAAAAAATATCTAAGTTGTTAGAGATGGCGAAGATGCTTGAAGAACCAACTCCAGAAATGGTAGCTAGTAAAGCAAGCATGAAACCTAAGAAACCTAAAGCTAAGAGGGTTGTATAATGGCAAAGAAAGAAGTTAAGCCAACTAAGGCAGCCATTAAAAAAGGCACTGCCATGGAAGCGGAAGAGCATAAAGAAGTAACCAAGGGCAAGAAGAAGGTAGCAAAGCGCATAGCTCTTGATCACTTGGTGAAAGAAAAAATGCCAGAATACTACGAAGAGCTTCCCAAACTTGAAAAGAAGTTAAAGAGTAAGTCTAAAAAGAAAGGTAAATAGTATGGAAAAGAAAGAATACTCGTCACCTGAAGATATGATGGAATCATTCCAAAAGGGCACAGCACGCAATGCTTGTCATGGCCCTGTGCTTGATGAGAAATCACTTGAGTATGAAAATAAGACTCAGAACGAGTCAGTAAAGAATAAGAAAAAATAGACCTACCTAATAGTTAGGAGGCTAGCACCTCTGCAGCGTCAACTATGGACGGACTGCAGTTTCTATAAGGAGCCATACAATGGCAAGTAAGAAACGTTTCTCATCAGATGTAGCAATGATATCTGGTGCATCTAAAGGACAAGGCGGAGCACCTTCCGAAATCATTATGAAGAACTATCCATCAACAGCTCATGCTACCTTTGATGGTGTACATGATTCAATGAATGCTACCGACGAACAAATGAACAAAGACGTTAAGTTGGGTGGTAGAGCTCGTACAAAATACTAGTCTTTAGGAGTTACCATGCCAGCTATGGTTCCGCCTAAGGGCAAGGCTAGGAAGATTGCTGAAGCACTTCTTGGTAAACCAGAACGTACAACTGCTAATGTTCAAAAGGAGCCTATCACGACAGGACAACAAGCAGAACAGCAAAATGATAATATGTGGCGTAACCAAGTACAAACTACGCTGCATAATTAGTCTTCTACCGGCCGCTCTTTCTCTCTTTGTTGGGGCGGCCTTCTTTTAAGAGAGAAACATGAATAAGAAGAAAGAAAAAACAGTAGGCCAGCTATCTCACGAAGCTTCGCTTTTAGAGAAAGAGCCTATTAGAGTTCAAGAACAGACCGCTAAGATGCACGAAGAGTATGGCGAAGAGCTTATGCGTGCTATTCAAAAGGGCATAGAGACTTACCCTGGTGAGCCTATATTCTTTATAGAAGATATTACTCGCCAAGAACGCCTCATGATGAATGTAATACGCCATACTCTTATACCAAGAATGTCTTGTCCAACTCCAAACTATGATCAAACCGTTTATCGTTATTCTATGAAGGATGATACTTTAGAGTTAGTTTGGGTTTTACCAAGTCCAGAAACTTGCCAATATTATTTACAGAACCTCCCCTTAGTAGTTGATGAAGAGCGCGAACTTATGCAGTTCATCTTAGACTGGCGCGACGGTAGACTTGAGAAAATGGCACAAGACCTAAATTGCGAGGAGTACCAACTTGGTATGGCTTTCGTTAAAGATACTGAACAATAACCACTTGTAACAAGGAGATACTATGGAAGAAAAAGACACAATACAATCAGCTGGTCTTAATGCACTTGACCAACAACCAATCGAACAACCACAACAACAAGAGATGATTCCTGCATGGCCTTCTGTTGATGAAGGTGGTAATCCTGTTTCAGAGCAAGAAATCTTAGTGGAAGAGACTCAAGTCCCCTCGGGACAAACTTCAGAGCCTGTTGAACAGCCAGCAGCTCAGCAAGAACCAGTTCAAGAGGCACGTCAAGAAACGGCTAAAGAGTACAATATCCGTCTTATACGCGAAGAACGTGAGCAGTATCAACGTGAGCGTGATGAACTCGCTCGTCGTCTTGCTGAATACGAAAAAGCCCAACAAAAACAAGAGCCAGAACAAGAAGAGAATCTTATAGACGTTGGTGAATCTGATCTTGTTGAGGGAAAACACCTTACTAAGATGGGTCGCGAGCTTAAGAATATTAAGCAACAGTTAGCGCAGTACCAACAAACTGCACAAGTTAATGCTATAGAGCAGCAAGTACGCACTTCGTATCCTGATTTTGATAAAGTAGTAACCCCGCAAGCAATAGAAGAGCTTAAAAAGCGCTATCCTGCTGTTGCAGCTACTATTTATCAGTCTAATGACCTCTATAACAAGGCAGCATCTGCGTATGATCTTATAAAGTCGCTCGGTATTCATAAAGACCCGGTCAAGTTTGAAGCTGATAAGGCTAAAATAGAGCAGAATTTGCAAAAGCCACGTGTTGCTGCATCGGTAAAACCTTCAACTGGCGCTAATCCTTTAGATTATGCTAATGATTTTGCCAATGGACTTACTGATGAGGCTAAAGAAAGACTTAATCGTGAAATGGCTGAGTACAGTCGTTTAGGATAGCTATGCTTTCAAAACAACAAGCACTGTTCGCTAAGAATCTTGCAAAACTCATAACCAAGATAAACGATGATGGCAATTTTTGTACTATGGGCGAGAGTTATCGTACACCTGAGCAAGCAGCTCTTTACGAGAAACAAGGTAAGGGAATAGCAAAGAGTCTGCATTGCTCTCGACTTGCGGCAGACCTCAACTTGTTCTCCCCTGATTTTAAGTATCAAACAGCAAAGTCTTTCTATAAGCCTTACGGTGAATACTGGGAATCGCTTCATGTTCAGAACCGCTGGGGCGGACGTTGGACTAAGTTAGTCGATAGTAATCACTTTGAGATGGCAGTTGTCGATTAATATGATATAACTAAAGAGCTTCATATTAGGGTCGCTCTGACCTCATCTTTTCCCCAAGCGAGTTAGTGTCCACTTCTCCTTGGGGTTTTTTATGCCCATTTTTGTAGTGTGGTATAACTATTCTCAGATTGTATCCCGATTTCGTCTCTCGGCCTTTACTGTTACGGTCAAACAGTCGGATTGTTAAAGACTCTGCAAGGGGTCTCAGGAAGTCGTCCTACCTGACGGGTTAAGAACCCAATGGCTGTACGTGAGTTTCGCCGACTCATTAAACATTCATATTCATACTTTTTGGTTAGGATGCTCTCATGGCATTTGTTACTCCATCAAGTTTACCGAGTCCAGTGCAACAAGCTTTTGATAACAAAATCTTGTCCACTCCGGTAGCTAACTATATTCACTCTGCATGCGCAGTTGAAAAAGTATTACCTAAGAACGCAGGCCCAATTTTACGTATGCGTCGTTATGATCCACTTGCAGCAGCAGTTGTACCATTGGGTGATTCAGGTGTTACACCTCCACCACAACTCCTGACCGCTGTAAACATCGATGCACGCCCACAATTGTACGGTACATGGATCGGAATCACTGAGTCAGTCACATTAACCAATGCTGATCCCGTTAACGCTTAAAGCGGGAATAAAACTTGCCCTAATTGACTTGGAAGCCGAAGCGTAAGAGCCGGTGACAAGGGCCAAGGACAGGAACTAAAGATTACCTTTTAAAGGATGTAGATGGTAACGAGAATTAAGTTTACGACTAGCTTCAAGACATGCCTGGCGAATAGCCAAGATGTTTTCTGCAATTGGTTTATTACCAGTTCTCGTAGAGCAGCTTTGTCTAAATTTAATCATGTTCTCGCAATGAGCTTTTTTAATGACAAGATACGGCAAAACTTGTTCACTGATATCAAGAAGATGGTCGCCAGTAGAAACCCACGAAAAAATATCTCGTGTGTACTTTTTACTGGATGTTGCCCGCGTGAGAGAAGAAGAATAGCCTGTAAAGGTATCTTCAATCCAATCGATCAACTTTTTATCTGTATTGTCTATCTTAAGACATCCCCGAATATAACCTTGGGGACATTTATACATACAAAAGCAACCTTCTCCATCAATAATTCCCGCAAAATAAGCCAGATCAATTTCTTTATAAACTGTGGGAACATAATCTTTAGATCTCCAGTAATATTGACGTGTTCTTTCTTTACTCATAGTCGACTCCTGTTTAAAACAAACTACTATGCAGTATTAAACAAGTACAATATTTTGTCCAGGCTGAACGACTTAACGGGCGAGACTCTTCATTTTGAAGGGTATGCGAAAGTCTGAACTCCACTCGATAAGGTGGAGAGGGAGATTCGAAGAAGTTTCCCCGCCTAGCAATAGGTCACAAAAGTAACAGAATGTTTGAATAACGCAGCTCGTCGTCTTGGTGATTCTCTTCGTAAAACCGAAGACCAATTGGTTCGTGACCAACTTGTTGCAACTGCAACTCGTATTAACGCAACTGCTGGTGTAAACGGTCAAATTCCTACGGAAATAACCCGTACCGATGTTGATGAAGTTGTTAAGACTTTGATGGGTAACAACGCTATCCAAATTACTGATTCTATCGACGGATCTTTGAAATTTGGTACAGCTCCTGTACGTCAAGCTTTCATCGGTTTTGCTCATACGGATCTTACCGGTTCACGTGGCTTTGACCAAGTACAAGGTTTCATTCATAAGAACCAATATCCATCAGGCAAGAACGATTCTAAGTATTCAGAATGGGGCTCAATTGGTAACGCCCGTTTCTTAGTATCTTCAGTAGGTAGCAAAGCTACAAATGGTGCTGGTATTGGTGTAGACCTTTACAACATTCCTATTTGTGGTCAAGAAGCTTACGCAATGGTTCGTCAAGATGGTTATTCAGCACAGTTTATCTATCTGCCACCTTATCTTTCTGGACCACTTGCTCTTACCTGTTCGCTTGGTTGGAAGATGCGTACCGTATCTCGTATTCTCAACGATCTTTGGATCGCCAACTTGCGCGTAACATTGGCCTAAATTTAACTTTGTAAGGAATTATTATGGACACAACGATTTTGCAACAAGGTAGATTTACTTCTACTGGTGTTTCAAAACTTCTCGCTATACGTTCAGATGTTGATTGGATTAAGGTTTATAACCTTACCACAACAGCTGCAGCAGGTGCTGGCACAGGTATTTCGTTCTATTGGCAACGTGGCATGGCTAATGGCACTGCGATTGAAGAATCAAAGACTGCTGTTACAGGTGCTTCTGTTAAATCAGTTATTGCAACTGGTGGTATTACATTAACTGATACTACTATTACTCAACTTCTTGCTCCACAAACAGTTGCTGGAGTTCTTGCTGGTGGCCCTCCAGTAGTACAAACGGGTAATACAGCTGGTCTCGTTGCTGGTGATACAGTTCTCTTATCGAGCATTGTTGGTGGTAGACAACTCGAAGGTGTTATTGATTTCACCATTGGTAACGTAATTAATAACGTCAGTTTTACGCTTGCCAATATGCCAGCAATTGTTGCTGCTCCAGCTCCTGGTGCAGCTGCTGTTTATCGTAAAGTTACTTATCCTTCTTATTGGTATCCTAGACATCGTTTCATTTGCGTAATAACGCAAGCTGCTCAGGCAGTCGTAACAACAACAGTTGACCATGGTTATACCGTTGGCCAATCGTTGCGTATGACGGTTCCTGCTGCTTACGGTATGCAAGAGATGAATAATCGCCAAGTAACAGTTCTTGCGGTAACTGCATCTACTTTCACCATCAATGTTGATTCAACTGGATTCGCAGCATTTGCATTCCCATTGACTGCAGCTGCTCCGTTCAGCCCTGCAATGGTAACACCTATTGGTGAAGCAGCAGTGGTTCCTTATGAATCATTGCTTGATGATGCAACGATTAACACAGGCGTTCTTGGGGTAACTCTTGCCGCTGGTGTTGATAGTCCTGCTGGTGTTAACACTAACGTCATTTACTGGGTAGCTGGTAAATCATTCAGTGTTGATAATCAGTAGCATTATTAATGCGTAATTAATATTTGAAGGGGTGTTCAGCACATGGCACCCCTTTTAAAAACTCAAAGGAATTATAATGGCCGAAAATGCAATGGTATCTAAAAATACAGAGAAGAAGATTAAAAATCCTACTTATCAACGAGATAAAGATAGAGAATTAGTAAAAGGCATCTTCCATTTTTATGAAGTACCTAATGGTATTTTAGAATTCAATCTTAAAATATATAAAGGTGATCCAGTTGCTTTCTATCAACTTAAAGATGGAGAAATTTATACACTTCCTTTAGGAGTTGCAAAACATCTCAATACCTCGGGAAAATATCCAGAACATGAACATGCTCTTGCTCCTGATGGTAAGCAAAATATAATAAAAGTTGGACGTATGGTATCACGCTATGGTTTTGAGTCATTAGAATTCTTGCCTATAGAAGATATTGGTGATGCAGAACCAGTTTCATCGGTATATACTGCAGAAAATATCTAGCCCCCTAGATGTCCCTAAAACCACCAAGTCTTAGCTCCTTGCTTTCTTGGTGGTTTTTTTATTCTCACTGCTTTTTGTAGTGATATAGACTCTTAGATAGTTATTAATAAAAGAAAGGATGAACATGAATACTCTTGGTGCGTATGTCTATGATATTTATGGAGAACCCTATCTTGGATTAACACTCAATACCATTACCGTTCGTTTTCTTGAAAGAATTGTTTTAGAGAATGACTTACAAGACTTTTTTGAACGAGTAAGCGCTGCAATAACTCCAGCACAAGCTTTATCCATTGTGTATGATGATTACATTGAAAATTATAGTTCGCCTCTTCAAGAAAAGAACCAGGTGCAAGAGATTATTTTTACTACCTATTTAACTCAAGCACAATTAGAAGCAATAATACTTATATAAAGGATTGGTCATGACAGCATTAACAACACTGGGACAGATACGCACTAAGATACGAAGATTAACAAGAAGTGTATCGCCATCACAAATTACCGATGCTCAGATAGATGAGTATATTAATACCTTTGTGCTGTATGATTTTCCTGCGAATATTAAACTCGATTATCTTCAATCAAGTTTTTCATTTTATACAACTCCTGAAATAGATACTTATCCTACTAATACAACTGATCCACTTAATCCTCTTTATGATTTTAAGAATAGATATATTTCTGTAGGTATGCCTGCTTATATTGATGGCAATAAAGCCTTTTATACGCAATCTCGTGATAATTTCTTTAGATCATATCCCATGGTCACGCCATTACGTAATGAACAAGTATCAAATGGTACCGCCTCTTATCTAGGTACTTTAACAAATTCTCCTGTATTGCGTGGGACTATAAATCTTTCAATGGTTAATGCAATCGGCACTGGTTTTGTAGTGCACGATACAGGAGTTTCAGATCCTATTACCGGTCTTGGTACACTTGTTGGCGATGGTGCAGGACTCATTAACTACACAACAAGTGCTTATAGCGTAACTTTTAATGATATTCCTGCTGCTAGTACTTATGTGCAATCATCATATTATGCATATCAAGCAGCTATTCCGGACACCGTGCTCTTTTATAATACCGAGTTTGTACTTCGTCCTGTGCCTAATGGCGCTCATAAAATAACTCTTAATTGCTTCATAAGACCTACTCAACTCCTAGCATCTGGTGATATTCCTGATCTTCTTGAATGGGCGCAATACATAGCCTTTGGTGCATCTAAGAAGATATATGAAGATAGATTCGATTGGGAATCAGTAGCATCGCTTATGGCGCCTTTTAAGGAGCAAGAAGCACTGTGTCTAAGACGAACACTCATGCAACAGAAAGATCAGCGAACTGCGTCGATATTTAATAGTGATCAAGGCGGTAATAGTAATTATTGGTGGAATAACTGGTTATAGAAATTAAAGGAGATAAATTATGCCGTTCAATCCCAATATACCCCAAGCATCAGATGTTCCAGCAACTTCACAAGGACAATTACTCGCGAACTTTCAAACATTACAAACCTATTTAAATCTTAATCATGACAATATCGTTGGCGGTACTGGTAAGCATAAGTTCGTAACACTACCTGTACAAGGAGTTGATCCTGCAACTGCCGCTGGTGAGATGGCACTTTATACAAAGAATGTCACTGGTGTTCCACATTTATTCTTGAGGCCACAAAATTCAGTTGCTGCAATTGATATGACAACTCAATTTTTAGGAAATGAAAATGGTTGGGCATTGTTGCCTGGTGGTCTTATATTAAAATGGGGAAAACAATCTGTTGGTTTATCAGGAGACAATATCTTTGCATATCCAGTTGGTGCTACTATTCCAGTATTTTCTACCGTTTTTACAGCGCAAGTTTCTGTTTGGAGGAATATAAATCCTGCAAATGATGTAGACGTTGCGATAAGAATAACTGATTTTTCAAACCCAGTTCAATTAAGGATTTATGGTTCTCATAGAACTACAACTGGAGCAGCTAGTACCACATTTACTTGGTTAGCTATAGGAATCTAACATGGCATATGATCGTTTTTTCGTCGGACCCCTAAATTCAGGGTTGCAGAGAAATGTTAAACCATTTGTGATTTCTGATGATGCATATTCAAATCTTAAAAATGCGTATCTTTTTCGTGGCCGAGTAAGAAAACGTTTCGGTAGCCGTCT